TTTTCCAACTAATGCTGTTACAAAATCCATTCTATCTTTTAAATTACCTTTCTTTAAAAAAAGATATAATTTGTTTGAATTTATATTATTCTTTTCTAAGAAGTCTTTAACTGCACTTGCTCTAGATGCAGTTAAACCTGCTATACCATTTGCATCTGCTGATAAATCTTCGTGTATATGTTCATGCACTCCACCACAACCACAATCATGATTCTCATTACATCCACAATCATGCTCTTCGTTTACCGATTTAAATTTTACTGGCCTTTGAATTTTCTTTCCCTCCGATAAACTCTCATCCATATGTTCTAAACCATATTTCATAATAGTTTTATCATCTAACATCTTACCATTAAGAGTAAACATACGTTTACCTTTGTAATAAACTGACCAATTACCTTGTGGGGTTGCATCGACAGTGATATTCTTTAAATCCTTTATACTTCTATCATTAACCTGAATAGCATCTAAGAATTTTTCTGCTTTAGGGTCTAATGCTTCGTTTACTGATTCTTTTAGTTTACTTACATAATCCGCTACAACATCATTAACTGTCTTTTGTATCAATTGTAAGTATTTTGGGTCATCTTCAGTTCTTACTCTTACTGCGGTCTTACCTTCTGGTGTTAGTTTTAACGCTACTTTTCCATCGGCGTGTACTAATTTATAGTGTCTAACATGTAATGTATAGTTTTTAAGTTTTTCTGCTAATTTTAAACCAATCATTACATCTGCATGACCTAATTTTTGTTGCGGTAAACTTGATGCGGGGGTTGTACTAATAATATAATCCGGTGATTTGAATTTTACTTCGTTTAATAAATCTTTTAACTTTATCATTATTTTATTTTACTTAAATTTTTTAGTATTGAGTTTACTTCACTATTATCAAAATTATATTCAGATGTTATTTGTGACCTACTTATATTTTTCCATATAGGAGTTCCGTTTATAGTGATATCGGATAGTATATCGTTTTTACTTCTACATCCGTTATAATCACAATATTTTCCGTTATACAAAATACAAACATGAACCATAGCTTTTGTTTCCGGCTCTATTATAGCTATATACTTACCCCTATTTTCTAAATACTTATTTAGTGCATCAGCAAATGTATAACATCCTCCACTCATATACCAATCTGTCCAATTAGTATCCTTTCTATATTGTTCCAATGTATCATCTAAATCCGATACACTCATAACACTCTCGTTTAGTATATCTTTTAACTTTATCATTGTTGGTAATTGCGTGTTTATCCTGTATAAATATATATTTTTATTTAATTACTTTCAAATTATCATAATTAATTCCCTCATAAGAACGTATTGGAAACCCACCCCTTTCCATTCCAATTGGTAATTCACTTAACACCCAATCTCTCTCTTCGGGATGAGTATCTATAAGAAATGCATCATAGGTGTATAATATCAATTTTGACCGTTTCCCTACCAAAGTGTTTAGGATATCTTCAATCTTTAAGTAATTAATTTCAGTTTCTAATGCCTGTAATAGGTAATTAAATACTTTTTGTTCAGTCGGGTTTTCAATTTTTGAGTGGTGTATTTCTCTCTTATATAGAGGAGTCGTTAAACAACCCGAAATTACAAACTTTTGGTATATCTCACTAATATACACTTCTACCTTTTGAAAAAATGGTATCCCCCTCGCCAAATCATCCAAACCCCCATATAGATACCGAAATGTTAGCCCTTTGGCAGTTTCATAATCCGTACCGTAAAGGTTTGCGAGGTGTTGGTGGGCAGTTTCTCCTTTTGGAAACTCATAACCTATTAACCCCGCAATTAAACGAATGTGGTATGATTCATAATCAAATTGAATTAATGTACCTCCCTCAAAACGGGATATGATGGAGGAGCGGATACCATCGGATTTATTTAACGCAGACCAGTTTACATTTAAGTGGTGGTTGGATGGACGAGATGTAGTGGTGTATGGATTGTACTTCGTATACACCAAACCGTTGTGGATGTACTGCTGCGGGAAATTAAAACTATCAATAAATTTTGCTTCTTCGACCCGAACCCCCGCCCCTTCGATTCTTCCTAACTGTGTTATTGAATGTGAATACCTTCTATACCAACTTTTTATATCATCTATCAATGGTATAGTTTTTAATACACTGTACCATTTCATTAAAGGTATGCAATCATTCAATTCTGCGTAGTTTGTTCTGTACCCATTATAAACCTCTCTAAAGAACTCTTTAGGTGAAAAGGTAATTCCGTAGTGTTCGAAGTAGATATACTCGTAGTCGTATCCGTTAGTACCTATATAACGATTTCCCAATACTAATGTATTCTCATTACATAACTCACTGATATTAAAGGGTTTAACTCTATTTGCATCGATGTGTTGGAAATTTAAAATATATTCAGTATCTTTGGTACGTATGTATACAAAAGAAATAGGAAATCCCAATTCGTGTCCGATGTTAGAACTCCAAATTGGGATTACCAGTTTAGTATCAATTGGATTAATTAATTTAACATCTTCTTCTTTCTCTATAATGAACATATAGTTCAAATATACAAAAAAAAATTGATATTACAAAATTATTCTCCCCAATGTTTTGTTTTTAATTCATAAATATCAATTACCTCTCTTTTCATTTGAGTACCTGGATTAAAATACGCTCCTTTTTTTAAATACCCACTCAAAAAGTTTCTTCTCATTCGTGTAGTATCTCTGTTTGGCTCTGATCCGTGTACTACGTGCGAATGTAATAATGCTACTTGTCCTTTTCTTAAATATCCTTCAATTTTTTTGAAATCATGTCCTTCCGGCATAACACAACTTTTACCTCTCTCACTTCTCCAATTACCGGTATTTGTTGCTTTACGTTCTTCATTATCTTCAATAGGTAATGTATTCAATCGGTGAGAACCTTCGTAATTCCACACTGCCCCATTTTCAGGGTCGTGATTATCTAATGCTAAGGCAGTATTAATAATTTCATTATGTCCACATCCTGTATAAAATGCGTTTTGATGTTGGTCTCTTCCTAATTCACCTTTTGGTTTGTAATATGCCCACGTTTGCATACCAACTATGTCCGAATCCATTAGATATTCACACGCTTCAATCATTTTTGGATGTACGAATAGTTTTTCTAATTTTGCAGAGAGTTTATGCGGGTACATAAATGGTTCAAATTCTGTCCATTTTTCTGGTTCGTTTGCATTTCTTTCTAACCTCAATTTATTCAATTCTTCATTGATTTCATCAACTTCATCTTCTGTTAGTAATTCTAGTACAGTGAACCCCCTGTATCTCCAATCAAAGGTCATTTGTTGTCTTTCCTCAACGGATAAATGTTTGTATTCTTTCATAACTAATTTGTTTTATATATATATATATTATTTATAAAATTGTAAAATATTTGGTAAATATAATCCAATATTTTTTACAGTAGATGCTGCAGTTTGTAATGCGTATTTATTAGATTTTATAACACCAACATCTTCTATCTCGCCGTTATCCTTATATACCGTATCAATTGGTCCAATTATTCTCCATTTTAAATCTTCAACTTTCCAAAATACATTTGATACCAATTCATCATATACTTCAACTGATATTTCAAAAACAAATCCATTTACATCATTTGCTTTTTGACAAAAATATCTTCGTATAAACCCAATTTCATAATCATTTGGAGTTGGTGATGGGACTATCGTTTGTGGTATTTGTATTGTGAATAATCCCAAATTGTTTGCTATATCCTTATACATTATTTCTTCTTTTTATTTATTCTAAATCCTGCTTCTAATGTGGTTGTCCAACCTTCGTTTGATATATTATGCTTTGTGTTTGTTATTTGAAACACCCCTATTTGATTATATATTTCAGGAACACCAACTATGTTAAAATATTCTCCACAACTAAATCCACTTATACCATCAATTGCGATGGTTACATCTATTGGAGTTAAGGTATTACTACTCGCTTCTTCGTTTATTTTCAATTTATTTATTATCAATTCTCTATCAGTAAATACTAATGTTTTAATACCGGATGGTAGTATGAACTTAATAGATTTATCTTCAATTATTTCAGTAAAATTTACGGCTTCGTTTTTTTCTGCCTTTGTATCTTTTTCAGCTTGTATATTTCCAGTATCAACTGCGGTTTGTAATGTATTTTTAATAGCTTCTAAATCAATCATATTTATGGAATAAAACCCATCCGCATTTGAAAACATTGAGTAATCAACACTTTGATAAATATCTGCTGATAATGGAATTTCTTTACTTGCGGCTATACCTTTCTTTTTATCGTCTGCTAACTTTTTAGCATGTTCTGCTAAAAATCTCTGTGAATTAAATACAGTTCTACCTGCAACTAAATTGCTCATTTCAAAATTAAAAGTAAAATCTTTAACAATTGAGTTTATAGTAGTAGGTTTAAATTTATATAAGTTTTCCTCTGTAATTTGTATTGTATTTGTTGATTTGAAATCTATTACAGTCGCAGCTTTTCTTTCTGCTTGTGGGGCGTATACCAATCTAAAAAGTCCATACGAGTTTGAATTCACAACAGATAATATTCCATTTAAGAAATCCGCTCTCGTATATGATTTTCTCCATATTTCAACTAATACTTTATACTTTATAAAAATATTTAACGCGTTTCCACATCGCTTATCTCCCTCTGTTGGATTTACTATTTTCAACTTTCCATTTTCCAATTCTATTTCAACTTTTTGTGTCTCTTCTATTGAATACCCATTTATAGTACCAACATCGGTTATATTTGATATTTCAATATTATCCTGTGGTTTGGCATCTACTGAACCCGATGGTTTGATTTTTGCAACAAATTTTGGAAGTGTTTTGTTTGGAAATAAAACATCATCGGATGATGATATTATATGTTTATGAATGGATATTGGAATAATTTCTGTATCGATTCCATTTACTTTATACGTTGGGGTAATAAACTCAAATGTATTTTTATCAATATTACCATCTATTATAGAATAATTCATTAACTCTTGCAATATGAACCTTAATGAAACATATTGATCGGAATTTGCAGTTTCATCTTTTTTTGTAATATTTAATTTATTCCAATTAAAAAAATCATGCTCCCATTTAGTTTTATCAGGTTTTAAAACCGATTTATCTAAATTTAAATCTGCAGAAAGTTGTGAAATCCATTGTTCAAAAGTAGTTGTCTTTTCTTTTGATTTTGATGGAATATTAGATGTAGCATTTGATATGTTTGTAGGTATAGCAAGTGTCATCTGATTTCCTTGAGAAATTTCCAATGATACGGTATATGTGCCATCTTTATCTATTGCAAAATTATAATCTGTAATCTTTCCTGCAACTAAATCATATGTACCCTTTGCTCTTTCAATTTTTGATAAATAATCTTTTAAAGATTTAGTATTTACCCTATAATAATCGGAAAAAGTTCGAACAAATGTGTTATAATCCGTCTTATCTATTAATGCTTCCGATGATTTTGTAAATGATTTTAATTCATTTTTTCCGGATTGTTCGTATTTTTTTCTATCCAATGTATTATCACCATATTCCAATAATACATTCATACCTGGTTTACAAAAAAACAATTCAAACATTTCAAACTGTTTAAGTGTAAAACACCTAACACTAACTGTTGCAGTTTTTAAAGTATTATTAGCACCATCGGTATCAATATCAACGGATTCTATAATAGGAGTTGATACCCTTCTATTAGTTTCACCTTCTACCTTTATGGGCTTTCCGTTAAAATCGATACCAACTATTGTTTCATTTTGTTGGTAGTTTAATCCCACATCTATATTATTTTTTATAATACATCCATAATATTCAGTTGTGCCCGAAGTACCTCCTATTATTTTTTTTAAAGTTTCTACTTTTTCTTTCGGATTTTCTGAGTTTTCTGAAGCCTTTACCACTTTTGCGCCGGAAGTAAGTACTATCCACGGCATTTTAAATGCAGTATCAGTTGGGTGTTGCTCTCTTTCTTCAAGAACCGATTTCATCCAACCTTTAATTGGTGCTAAATACGGAAATCCCATAACTTATCTGTTTATTTTTTGTAAATCGTTTAATATTGTATTAGTATCAGATGGTATTCTCAATTGAATACCGGCTTCAACATAAAATGTAGCATCATTTATATTATTTGCAGTTGCAATTACCCACCAAAGAGTTGTATCACCATAGTATTTATTTGCCAATAAGTCTAATCTATCACCCTGCTCTGAAATAATATATAAATCATTGTTGTTTGGTTTTATTTTAGGATATATGGTTGATTCCAAATAGTTTTGTTTGGTTTCCTTAACTTTTAATATCTCATTATATATGTATCTACTTGCCATTATCTATATATTAAATTGGATTACCATCTGTCGTTTCTATATTATTTAAACCATATCCGTACCCATCGAAATTGTATCTATATCTAGTTACCGTATCTTTTTCTTCCGTAGTATGATTTTCTATAATTTTCATACCAAATGATACATTTATTAGACTAGGATATACGGTATTATCCACACCTGCATCTTCCATATTAGGATTTACATTTGACCATGATACATTTTCTTCTATATTGAATGATAAACTTTCAACATACCCTAACACATCTTTATATAACCCACTAATTCCCATATATACCAAATTTGGTGAAAATGCTAAAGTTGTTTCAGTTTTTGAATATTTAATAGTAGATACTTCATCGTATGGAAATGCCAATGATTTTAAATAATTTATTTTTTTAATCATAACATCTCTTTCACTAATTGTTGTATAGTATAATTTTAAATCAAATTTTATACTCCTTTCTACCCCACCATATCTATAAATATTAAACGGTGAACCTATGTATTTAAAAGCACTCCATTCAGGTGTAATATCTTCGGATATGCCCGATATAGTTCCAACAAACGGTACAATTTCATTTTTTCCATATTTTTTAAAAGTCACATACACATTTCCAGCGTTTTTATTAGCCGAAACTTGATCTGAATATTCTTTTGTATTTTTAAAATGCGATTTATTTAAAATATTGGTATTTGCATTATCCCACGTTGAAAGTGTAGAACCTTCTCTTAATTTTAATAAACCTGTATCTCCCTCAATAACCTTTTTAGTTTTTCGATCAATTTCATAAGTACGATAGTATTGACTAAACTTTTTATCTTCGGTTTTTACACCAGTAGATTCTCCGTTTTTGGTAAGCATTGCACCATACGTTTCATCTCCTCTTTTTTTTAATAAATTATTTTTATAGTTTTTTAAATCTTCGAATCCCTTTTTACTACCAAATTTGTTTATTGCCCCTATTGCTAAATTTGCACCAATACCTTCGGTTGTAGATGCTCCCTGTTTTATTTTCGCGATGACCGATGCTGGAGATGGGTTATCTTTTATAAAATAGTTAGTATTAGCTTCAATTACAGTTTGTAATCCAGCTCTAGTTTTACCTAACGAAATTGGTTTTGAAAATGGAGTATTATTACTAAATATAGTATCCGATGGTCTAGTTGCAGAACCTTTAAGAACTCCACTTACCTGATTACCTATTAGGTCTGCTATTGTATTTGGTGATGATAGTAGTAATGCTGCACCTCTAGGTGGGTTAATCAATCCCCTACTATTTATACGGATATTATCAACTTTTCCGTAAATATCTGATTGATTGGTTTTGAATAAATCTAAAATTGTCGCCATTTATAGTTAGTATATTTACTATAAATATCTTTTATTAAAATTTATGTAATACTCTACCCCTCAATTTTAGTAGTTGAGTTACCTGGATTGACCAAACGTGTATTTTCACTATATTTGTTATATGAATATGCTACCTTTTTGCCATCTATTTTTACCGAAACATCTCTACTACCTTGATAGGTTGCAACGGTTAAAGCCTCAATAGTTTTAGTTAGATTCATTATCGCTTTTGTATTTGTATTAAGAGTTGTAAGTTCTTTGGTTGTTGCAGCAGTGTTAATCATTGTTCGAGTTGTTCTATCTACAACTCTTTCCAAATTACCACTTATATATTTTAATTGCTCTTGCATTAAATTTGTCGAAGCCTGTGTTACTTTTGTTGCAACCGATACTCCTCCAACTTTTGCAGCTTCCGCTATTTTAGTCTTTTCTTCAATTTTAGCAGTTTTTTTTGCTTGAACTTTTACTTCGGCTTTTTTACCAACTCCCGTTGCTTTGTCTGAAAGATAACTTGCTCCTAAATACCCCCCTGCCCCACCTAATAAACCACCAATAAAAGCACCAGGAATTGCACCAACTCCACCAAATAACGCACCTACTGCAGCACCTGCTGCTGCCCCACCTTTTGCTCCTGCAATACCTCCTATTACTCCTGCACCTGTTCCAACTGCCGCTTGAGTTGTAGTTTGTCCTTCATCTTTTCTATTTTTATAATCAAAACCTGCACCTAATACTGTACCAACTACACCAAGACCTTTTACAAATTTTCCAACCTTACCCATCATACCCACACCCTTACTTCCGGCTTTTACCACATCATCTGCTACACTCGCAGGTGGTAACTTGTTAGCCGTATATCTCATATCAGGAAGACCTGTTTTTGTTAAAGGGCCAGATGGTATTGGTATTTTTGGTGCTCCTTTAGAAAATAGGCTTTTAAACCCACTCTTAAATAACTCACCTACACCTGATAACGCCAATGCCGTAATAAGACCATACATTGCAGTAGTTAATCCTATCGTTGCATCTTTCAATCCTTGTTCTTTTATTAATGCAACATTTAATTCGTTTAGTTTACCTGTATTATTAATGATTGCATCCTGCTTAGCTATTTCAAATTGTTTATCAATTTCGGCTAATGTTATTGCGGTATCGGATGATATGGATGCATTTTCTGCATTTAATGTTGCTTGAGCCGCTTGCGTTGTTGTTAAAAATTGTTGATTTCCTCCACCCGCCGTTCCCGCTGCCAATCCGCCGCCACCTCTACCGGTTCTTGTTGCTATTTTTTGCAAAGAAGTTAAATCCATTCCACCTAATGCAGATTGGAGTTGTTGTTGTTGAAACATATCCATTTCAGCAGGATTCAATCCTTGTGCTTTCAATGATTTTATTGCCCCTTCTGTATCACCTGATGCGAATTTAGCTCTAACTTCGGAAAGGTCTACGTTTTTACCTAACATAGCTGATAAACTCATTTCTGCTTTGATACTATCCTTATAGTTCAATACCATACTTTGCCCAGCTTTCGCAATTTCGTTGAATGAAACTCCCATTGATTTTGCAAATACAACTTGCCTTGCCAATGCAGAACCTGATTTTATCTGATAACCCAACATTTCTTTGGATGCCCCTGCCATTTCTTCCATTACACCACCCAAATTTACACCGGCTTTATCAGCCATTGCCCTAACACCTTCTTGCAGATTTAATGCGGTTTTTTCACTTACCCCATCCATTCTCATAAATGCATCATTTATACTGGCAATACCTTCCGCAGATTGACCGGTTCTGGCTGCCATAATTGCCATATCTGCACCAATTTTACCTGTTGGCATTCTACCAGTTTCATTTGCAGCGGCTTTCATACCATCCGCAATTGTTTGAGCAGATATTCCTGCCATTTCTAATTGTCCCGCGCCATACCCAACACTACCCAACCCCTTACCAAATAATGCCGTTTTTGAGGCAGACCTAAATGATGCAGCAGATTGTTTGATTGATGCTGCAAATTCTGCTGCTGCCCGTTCTGCTACAAAATTTTTCCCGCCAAATCCACCTCTTTCAATTTCTAAATTTGCAATTGCTATATTTCCAGAAATCTCGGCTATTTTTTTATCAAATCCGGCTACATCTTTAACTTTATCACCAACTAATCCATAATTGTACGCAAGTGCCCCAGCGGCTGCTCCTAATGCGAATAAGGCAGTTGTTAAACCTTTTCCACCACTTGTTGCACTTTTTATTACATCGGTCAATTCCCGCATACCTTGCACACCCGAACCACCTATTTGATCTAATGTCGTATTTACTCCTTCTAAAATCTTTTTGCTTCGTTTAGCAGCTTCTGCAAAGGATTCCATTTCCTTTCCCATATTTTCTAAAATAGGAATAATTGCTTTAGCGGATTTACCTGATGCTGAAATTGATTTTACAAAATCATCATAGGACTCTTTACCTTTTATAATTAATTCGTTATATTCGGATTGAGTTATAATTCCTTTCTTTTGTTCAATTCTTGCTTTAGAAATGGCTACCTGAAATTGTTTGTATTCTGCTACCGATTCGGTAATGGCATCTTTTTGAGATTCTGTTAAATCATTATTAGATTGTAATATTTTTCCTAAACTGGTAATCGTACCTTTAGTAGATTCCATTTTATTTTGAATTTCTTTTAAGATTGAATCTTGTTGAGAAAAGCTATTGGTTATACTGGAAATTGAACGTTCATACGGACCCAGGTCAGTAAATGTTTTTTTCTTTTCAGATTCAGAAAATGATTTGGATTTAGCCATAATACGCTATGTAATATTAATAGTATTTATTTAATAAATCATCTATTTCTTTTGTGTCCAAATTATGAACTTTTAATGCACGTTTGGTTGCAAGTAAAGTGTTTTCCATGTCAGAATTCCATTTTGACCAAACTTTTCCCAATTCTGCATTTTTTTTCCCTAAACTATCAATAAATTCATCTTCTTTGTTCTTCTCTTTTGCTTTGAAAAACATAGAAAACATTTTATTTAATAACCCTACCTCTACTATTAATTTTTTTGACATAATATAATATTATAATACTATTATAAGTATTATCTTCTTTTAGTTTTAGAAGAATTATTTGATTTTACCTTTTCTATGGTTTCGTTCTCTTCCGTTTTCGCCTTCAATAGTTCTCTCCAATAAAACTCTCTTAATTTAGTTGGCATAAAATATACATCATTCCAATTAAACCCACCGTTTGAGTGGTATATCATTTGAAATATTTTTTGATGTAAAACTACTGTGTAATTACTCGGTAGGATAAAAAAAGTCTACCCCAAAAGGTATACGAAGAGCCTCCGTTTCTCCGGTGAATGGTGATTCATATTCAAATTTTAAATCTAAATCAGGAGTTAATGTTGAAATATGCTTACGTAATGCTTTAGAATCTCCAGCTAACAATCGGTTTGATACAAAATTACTTATATGTCCAAAATCTCTATTACCATCAACTTCAACTATAATCCTACGGTATCGGGTTGTTATCTCATTACTCTGTTTTAAAGTCTTTTCACTTGCCTCAATATCTTTATTAATAGCAATTTCATCACCATGCGTTAATAACTTAAATTTAATTGATGCTTTGGATTTAGGTAGAATGTAATCGTATTCATTTTTTCTATTTAACTGTGATTCGTCAATCTCTTTTATTTGTATTTTAGAAAGGTCTACCGTTACTTCAACAGGTGTACCTTCATTTGGGTCACTTACTGTTACTTGGTACTCTGGACCAAATGCTAACATCCTAGATGTAACCAATATTGCGTTCTTATCTCCAATTAATAGGTCATTTATATTAACACCGGATTCTACTACAACTGATTCCAATAATTTATCCAAATGAATACCTTTTCTGATTAAGTTAGTCGAAGTTAGTATATCTTCTTCTTTGGCTGTCATCAATTTTATTGTAATTTCACCTTTTGAAAGTGGTGAGTTTTCTGGATAACACAACCCCTTTGATGGTAAACTAATAACTTCGGTTGGGAATGGGTAATTTTTTTGTGAATGAGTGGTATTTGTATTCAATCCTCTCGTAACTTGTTGTTCTATGTTTTCTTCCATAATATAATAACTAATAATTTATATATAAATATATACTTTTTAAAAAATAAAAAAAGGGATAACATTTCTGTATCCCTTTTGTTGTAATGTATAATTTAACTATTAATATTCTAAAATTGCGAAATCATAAGTTAAAGTTAATGAAATTGATAACGGGTCGTTTGAAGCCCAATCCAATTCACCAAAGTTTGCTTGTGAGATAAACGCTCCTTTTAATGTCCACTGTTCAACCTTATCACCCACCGGTCCTAATAAGTAAAATGTAATATCTTTCTTATAGAACGCAGCGTATCCATCTCTGCCTGTTAATGATTCGTGCGATGTTCTAATCCACTCCATTACCTGTTGTGCTCCAGATGGAACGATTGGGTCATATAATGTAATTTCTACATCATCCCAATTGGATTTACCTTTAATCTTTCTTCTTACGTTGATGTGGTCTAACTCAACGATTTCAGATGTGAAAGTCGGTCTGTTAGCAGTTTTTACCAAATATGATTCTATACCATCAATTTCCATTATGAACCTGTTTCCTAATTTTGGTTCAAAATTGGTATAGAACATTTTATCAAACTCTAATACTTCTGCCATTTTATTTTTTTATTTAATTGTTTCTTACTATAAGTATATTATTTTATTTTTTATGATCCAAAACTTGCACCAGTCGGTAAGATATTAAAATCAATTTGAATAAATTCTGCTGTTTTAGTTGGTTGTAAATAAATAGCTCCTCTTAGGATGTTTCTATCTATTACATCTGGTGTGTTGTTAGATTCATCCATTACTACTCTAAATGCGTATAAACCTTGTCTTTGTTGGATTGATTCCAAATAAGGATTTACAATATTTAAGAACCTATTTCTAGTTGTAGATGTATTTTGTTCAAATACTAAATATCTAGAAGTAGATGCGATATACTTTCTAACAGTTAATAATAATCTTCTTACGTTGATTCTATCTAATGCAGATGGCTTATCTTGTAAGGTTTTCTGTCCAAATACTACAATTCCTTGTCCAGGGAATTGTACGATTGGGTTTACTTTATTTTCATATAAATCATCTTTTTCAGATTGTGTTAATCTATCTAATACTGCTACTGCTCCTACTAATCCACCTCTATTCAATCCTGCTGGTGCAAACCATTCTGCTGCTACTCTATCGTTTGCTGCGAATACGCCAGGCAATAATACTGAAGGTGGAACAGTGATTAATTTATTTGTGTTTAAATCGATTGTTTTAATCCAAGGATAATAAACAGCCGCCATATTTGAATCTACTGCTTGTGCTTGTGTTATAGTTGCTGGTATCTTTGTATCTGCATTACCTGCATCTCCAATAAAGAATGCGTCGTTTCTTTCTTCAACCATATCTAATATTGAAGTAAATACTGCTGAATGGTCTGCTCTATTAACATGTGGTGCAACTACCATATTGATATCATATTCATCAGCGTTTGATAATGCTGCGATGTGTTTTCCGTATGCTAATTTACCTGCTGCTGTTGATGGTTCAATATCTGCTGCGTTTGTGTTTGGAGCGTATCCATCAAATCCTTCTTGAAATGCTACAATAAATTGTCTTTTTGCAACATCTGCTGATGTTTGTGGTAATGTCAATGTTAATCCAGCAATAGTATCTAATGAGAATACTGCGTTTGCTCCGTTTCCTGCACTTACAGGAACTGGCTTCATATAGATTTTATTATCACCATTGTTATCAAAGTCAATACCACTATATTTAGAAGAATCGCCTACTGAACCTGTTGAGAATGTTACTCTCGGAATAAAGTTTGCGTATGCTCCTGCGTTTATAGGTAATTGATATGCTGCGTGTCCGAAAGGTACTGCTTGAACCGGTGCTTGTGCATTTAAGTTTGTAATTCTAATATATTTTGAATTATTAACCCAATCACCACTTTCAGTTATTTTACCCGTTATTGAATCGATTTCTCTTTTTCTATTACCAATTACTCTTTCAATATAGTTAGGAGAGTTAGGGTCTAAGTTTACATTTGAATAAGTTTCTAATACATTCTTTTTCTTATCAGTATCATTGAAATCTCTAACTACAACAGTAAACGTACCATAATCTGTTCCGTTTGTTGTACCAGCTGCTTTTACGTTTGAAATACCAACTTTTACTTTAGTATTTGCTGCGTTTCCTGCGGTGATTGTTTCGAATTGGAATAAATTATATCGTGTGTTACTAATTAATTGTGATTGAATGTATGGAGTTAATCCTTCACATGCTTCACCTGTACCATAAGAACCACTAAATTTCTGATTACCTAATACAACTACACTTGCAGTTGTTGCTGTAAATGAAGCCGTATAAGCTCCAATGCCTAATCCGTTCGAATCTGATAGTGTATATGAGCCTGTATTAAATAAGAATCCGTTTTCTTTAAAGAAAGCGTATGAATAAGCGTTTTTAGCACCATAAGGAGATGCACCAAATACTGATTCGATATTGTTACTATCTACTAATTCTAAAGATGCACTATATCCAGTTGAACCATTTAATAAAATTGAAAAATCACCACTACCATCTAAATCAGAAACCGTTGTTCCTGTAAATCCTACATTTGTACTTGCTGATGTGTTAAATAATAATCCTAATGCGCCTGATTGTGAACCAGATGCTGCTATTAATAATAAAGGAGCAGTTTCGGTATAACCCGCTTTTCCAGCTACTCTACAAATTGTAGCGCTTCCAGCTTCTCTTAAATAATTTTGTACTGCCAAAGGAGTATAATATGTTCCATCAACTGCCCCAAAAAGAGTTTCAAATTCAGATTGTGAATTAACGATTGTAGGAGTTAAAGGGCCTTCTTTAAAAGGACCTATAAACGCTGCACCTATTTCAGCTACCCCTTGTTGTAAGAATGAAAGGTCATTTTCTTTTGTAAAAATACCAGGTGATACGATTTTTTCTGCCATTATATTATTATTGTTTAATTTTTATTATCTCCATATAAATATAAACTTTTATTCCAAAACAACATTTTTATTACTTATATGTTGGAGAGAAATAATCATATACTTGTCCTACTAACGCGGCTGTTTGTAATGTATTGTAGAATAATACTGCCCCAATCTGTCCATTCCAAAACGTTGTTCTTGCACTATTACTACCTATTGTTACATAGTTAGTAGATGATGGTGCAGTGAATGCTGCCGCAGTGAACGTTCCTACTGATGTTTTATCTACATAAACCGTTACAGTTCCAGATGGTTGGAAAGTTGCTGAAATCATATACCAAACGTTTGATGGTAATGAAGTTGTTAATTGTGCACTATTACCCAATGTACTACCATAGAATTTTACTCTATTTAAAGTAGAACTATCAGATGATTCAATTGCTATACCATAAAACCCACCATAGTCAAAAATGTGTCTTGTAGTTGTACCTAATGTTGTTGTAGGTCTAATCCATAAATGAATTGTACCGGTGTTAGTATTAAATTGAGTTATACCACCATTGATATTAGATGCAGTATCTTTATAGAATAAATCACCACCATCAAAAGAATAATATCTTTCTTTTCTACTTGCACCATTATTGTATGATGGATTTGAACTTGCCAATGATAGAGGTGCCTGTGCTCCAGGTCTAACACCTGTACCATAACCACTCATATCCAATACATCCACCGATGGTGTTCCCGTTGATGGTAGTGTTAATGATGCAAATGATGCAGTTTTAGCAGGTTCTAAATACATTCTCAATCCAGAAGATGGAATATAAGGTTGGGTTGCTGTTCCTTTATTATGTGATATTGTACCATTTGCCAAATACACATCGGCATTTTCTACATTTATAGTTACAATTTCAATATCATCAATTACCTGTGCTATATCATATACTTCAATTTCTTCTACGCCACCTTCTTCGGTAAATTTAACAATTAAATCACCAGGAAATATGTTTTCTACATTTTTGAAATGATATTTTTGAATTTCATTATCAAATACCCATAGTGGGTGTGTTCCGGTTGATTGAATCAAACCATCATTTATATTGTAATATCCACTTGCAAAGTTAAATACTAAATTTTCAACTACTACTTCGGTATAAGAACCTGAATTACTTTCTAATTGATAAAATCTCCAATCTACATTTTCAGAATCTAATGGTTGTGATTCATCAGGTAATCCTGCTGGCACCCATGCTTTAATTACATCTCCAACATTTAAATCTTCAACATTAATATCACTACCATTTGATAATTTTACTTTTGTACCAAATAATAAACAAAAATCAGGTTGGTTTATTGTATTATAAACATCTACTGCGTATAAAGTCTTTGTAGTTAATGTACCATAATTTGTTGCATTCAAATTATATCCATCTGCATATTGCATAGATAAAATAGAACTAGCTTCCGAATAGTTTGCTGCTACAACTGCCGCAGGTGTTAATGGAATTATGGTTGGTCCTGTTCCAAATGTTCTAGTTCCTGCCGTAAAGTTTACATTACCAAATGAACAAGTATAATTGTTTGTAACTTGTTGGACTTTAGAATAAAAAAGTGAACCAGTTGTTGTAAATGAAAATTGTGCGTTTTCAGCAGTACTTTCAACTATATATGTAAATGTTGGAACTGTTACAGTAATGGCATCTGTTGCGAATGATGTAAATGCACTATTTGCAGCATTACCACCCAATCCACCGATTGAAACTGCTTGAGTTGTTCTTGCCGAACCACTTACTGCTCTGTATAAATTTCCTAAAGATAAATTAGTTCTTGCCATTATTTATGTGTTATTCTTCGTTATAAATATCTAAAAGTTTTCCTTTCCATTCATCTTTGTTTGAAAAGTTTTTAATCATCCAATCCTTTAGTTTTTGAAATTCCTTTTTACGGGTTTCATAATCATCGTTACAAATCGTTTCGTAGGTCTCTCTAAACGATACCGCATCACTCGCTTTGTATCTATAATCAAGTGGTACGTGCCATTTTTCATGTAGTATTGGAAGTTTTCCCCAATCCACTGCTTCAAAAATCCCATATCCAAATGGTTCATATTCAAAACAAGAGTGAGATATTCCCCAATCAAGTCCATAGAACCTTTCTTTATATTTGTAATCAAACTTGTAAATTTTTGCTTTTTCAAATTTGTATCCATATTTCTTTTTATAATATTTGT